CACCGCCTCCGGCGGAACAACCTGCAGACCCAGCGCTGATATTTCCTTCGCCATTTCGGCGTAATACCCCTCGCTCTTGCGGCGACTGATTGTCGACTCGCTAACCCCTCGCATTTCCGCAAAAACCTTTTGGCCAATGGATAAAAGCCGGTTTAACAAAATGCCTTCAATCTCAATTGGGTTGAGGATTGGCGGCTCTAACTTTCGGGCTATTGCATTCTCCATCTGTGATACTTCCTCTGGTGGTGTTTGAAAGGCCGCTGGTTAGGCGGCTTTAGGCTTGCTGACTTCCCGGATCTGAGCAGCGGTAAACTGGCCGCCAGAAGCGAGAGCGATCTTTTCTGCGTAGTTGGTTTCTTCGGTGTAATCCGTCCTCGGCAGGCTTCCGTTAGCAATCCATTTGTAAATTGCGCGCGGCGAGCAACCACAGGCTTCAGCTACGACAGGAACCCGAATCTTTTTGATGATTTCGCCAAGACTATTCGGTGCCATGTTTAACCCTCAATAATGAACTGTAAGTACATATTAAGTCGGAACTGATAGTTCACGCAAGTGATATTATGATTGAACATATGGTTCATGAAGAAAGAGCGCGAAAAGAATTCTCTCAGAGGCTAGCGCTGGCCTGCGATAAAGCTGGATTGATACCACATGGTCGACAGGCTGAGATCGCCAAGAGGATGAAGTTGACCCCTAAGGCCGTAAGCAAATGGTTCAATGGAGAGTCGATTCCAAGACGCGGAACGCTGAAGGCACTGGCGTCTCACATTGGTACGTCAGCGTCGTATCTGCTCGGTGATGTCGATGAGGACGGAATCGATACAGAGACAACCCCAACCCTTAAGGATGTCTTTCGCATTGACCTATTGGATATAACGGTTAGCGCTGGACCAGGCGTTATCAATCAGGAGTTCGTGGAGATCCTCCACTCCGTTGAGTATGCGCCAGCGGAAGCCCGGCACATGTTCGATGGGCGTAAGGCTGAGAACATCCGGATCATCAACGTCCGGGGTGACAGCATGTCTGGGACGATTGAGCCGGGTGATCTGCTGTTCGTCGACATCAGCGTTAAGAGCTTCGACGGCGACGGGATATACGCCTTCCTGTACGACGACACTGCTCACGTCAAGCGCCTGCAGAAGATGAAGGACAAGCTACTGGTTATCTCAGATAACAAGAGCTATGCAGCCTGGGACCCGATCGAAAAAGACGAGATGAACCGGGTGTTCGTGTTCGGCAAGGTGATCGGCAGCATGCCGCAGACGTACAGGAAACATGGGTAAAGCCTTAGCACGCAGAGGAAGCATGTCTGATCTGATTATCCCAATACTCATTACTTTACTGATTATCGGACTGGTTGGGATAGTGCTCAGGCTGGATAAAGTTTTCTTCAAGCGGAAGGATGAGCGGGATGACTTTGAGTGAGCCAGACCGGTAGTTCGATGTGTTTTTGGTAATGCCGAAGACGTACAGGAAGCATGGGTAGCCAGCAAGTGGCCTGAAGAGATGTTTGGGTGATCTAGAAAGACGAAAAATGGCGTTTGCCCGCCACAATTTAACAAGGAAAATCAAATGGTTAATGAGATAAAGCCAATATCGCCCCGCCAAGGAAATCTCCAATTATTTTCCTGTAAAAGAGGTTTGAGTTGAAGAAGTGGCAATAGGTGATCTGAATAATCTGGATCCATATCTTGTTATTAATGGGCTTTCACATTTGAGTAGAGTTGATTCCGCAACAATGATTAGACTTTCCACAAATCTATGATGAAAGGGAGTAATGTATGACAGCTGAAATAGTAGTTATTAATAACACAGGGATCGCCCTAGCAGCTGATTCAGCTGTTACGACTGAACACAATAGGCTTATAAAAATTAATAACAGCGCTGAAAAGCTGTTTGAACTATCAAAGCATCACCCTGTTGGGATTATGGTTTATAATAACGCTGCTCTAGGGGGAGCCCCCTGGGAACTGATTATAAAATCATATAGAAAGCAGCTTGGCACCGAAAAATTTGGTACCGTTAATGATTATGTTCATGATTTCCTACATTACATCAATAAAAACGAGGACTTAATAACTCCCAGTATGCGCCAATCGTGCGTAATAAATTTAGTTATAGATAATATAAAAGGGTTGATGCAACACATTAACAGTAACAACATTGTTAACTATTTAACTTTAAACCCTGGAACTAACATAAATAACAATATATTTCAAAGCATAGTAAAACAACAAATTGATAATGAAATCAACGCATTGCGAAACAACCCTTTCTTTGAAGGTTTTGATGAGCGCGACTTAGGCGAAATCATCACATATATCTCAGATGTAATAAAACCATTAATCCCGTCGGTTATAGTGCTTGATAACTTTGAGAGTTTAGAGGAAGATTTAATTGACAAAATAATATTATATTCCTCTTATTTAATATGTAAGGTGCACACTAGTCGGACATACTCAGGTATAGTCATCACCGGTTACGGTGATAATGAATTTTACCCATCTATAAATACACTCCATGTATTCGGCATATACAAAGACAGAATTATGTTTAGATACGTTGAAGATAAAACACACAATAATATTTCGAATAACGGATATGTAATACCATTCGCCCAAGAAGATGAAGTGCTAACATTTATTGATGGTTGCAACCCTAACATTAATGTTTTCACCAACACACTCAGCGAAGAAATATTCGACAGACTCAATAATTTTATTGAAAGTAATATATACCCGAGTTTAAACAATCAACTACTAGAAGGTCAATTTAAAACCGAAGTTTCTCAACTCAAAAATTTAATTATGAGTGATTACGATAATAAGTTGAACAGTTACATTGAAAACAATCATACCAAGAAGATGACATCGATGCTTCAGTCTCTTGGCAAGGCAGACTTAGCACTGATGAATCCCCTAATGATTTTGGTAAAAATCATTAAGTTAAGGTAGATACACATCTTGTCATATGATCAAATGGTTTCGCGAAAAATCAATAATCAGACAACAAGATGTGCGAACTCGATATTTTACACGACTCTCTTTACCAATTCTGCCCCGAATTACACTTAAAACGACTCAACAGCTTAACGTTGGCTTGCCACGCATTACTTGACTGTAAAACTCTCACTCTTACCGAACTTGGCCGTAACCTGCCAACCAAAGCGAGAACAAAACATAACATCAAACGAATCGACCGATTGTTAGGTAATCGTCACCTCCACAAAGAGCGACTCGCTGTATACCGTTGGCATGCTAGCTTTATCTGTTCGGGCAATACGATGCCCATTGTACTTGTTGACTGGTCTGATATTCGTGAGCAAAAACGACTTATGGTATTGCGAGCTTCAGTCGCACTACACGGTCGTTCTGTTACTCTTTATGAGAAAGCGTTCCCGCTTTCAGAGCAATGTTCAAAGAAAGCTCATGACCAATTTCTAGCCGACCTTGCGAGCATTCTACCGAGTAACACCACACCGCTCATTGTCAGTGATGCTGGCTTTAAAGTGCCATGGTATAAATCCGTTGAGAAGCTGGGTTGGTACTGGTTAAGTCGAGTAAGAGGAAAAGTACAATATGCAGACCTAGGAGCGGAAAACTGGAAACCTATCAGCAACTTACATGATATGTCATCTAGTCACTCAAAGACTTTAGGCTATAAGAGGCTGACTAAAAGCAATCCAATCTCATGCCAAATTCTATTGTATAAATCTCGCTCTAAAGGCCGAAAAAATCAGCGCTCGACACGGACTCATTGTCACCACCCGTCACCTAAAATCTACTCAGCGTCGGCAAAGGAGCCATGGGTTCTAGCAACTAACTTACCTGTTGAAATTCGAACACCCAAACAACTTGTTAATATCTATTCGAAGCGAATGCAGATTGAAGAAACCTTCCGAGACTTGAAAAGTCCTGCCTACGGACTAGGCCTACGCCATAGCCGAACGAGCAGCTCAGAGCGTTTTGATATCATGCTGCTAATCGCCCTGATGCTTCAACTAACATGTTGGCTTGCGGGCGTTCATGCTCAGAAACAAGGTTGGGACAAGCACTTCCAGGCTAACACAGTCAGAAATCGAAACGTACTCTCAACAGTTCGCTTAGGCATGGAAGTTTTGCGGCATTCTGGCTACACAATAACAAGGGAAGACTTACTCGTGGCTGCAACCCTACTAGCTCAAAATTTATTCACACATGGTTACGCTTTGGGGAAATTATGAGGGGATCTCTCAGGACTTAGCATATATGGCGGAATCTTTGGTTAACCTAACGGCTTTCAAACGAAAAGTATCTCATGAATATGAGACTGTTGGCGGTCCAGTCGATGTTGCTGTATTATCAAAAGTAGATGGCTTTGTTTGGGTTAAAAGAAAGCACTATTTCCCGAAAGAGTTAAATTCTAACTTTTTCAAACGCTAACAACAGTTACCAACTTTAGGAGAATCAAATGTCCGTTAAACAAGCTCTTGATAGCGCTTATAAAATAATTATAAACCAGAAGTTTAGCTCTCAACCCCCTCAGAAAACGAACGCTAAAAATTACAACGAGCAGTAACAAAACCCGGCCTCGTGCCGGGTTTTTATTGCCCTACTCTTCCCTCAGCATCAGCACATCCAGTGCCAGCTCTACTGCCAAACAACCATCACCAAAAACAAAACGTAAAATAAATATACTTTAAGTTCATTGACTTACATTGGAATGAACTATTTCCAAATTAAAAATGTACTTTTGGTGCTTTACATTGATGAACCATTAGTACATTATCATCTCATCCAAACAACACCGGCAACGCCGGGGTGAAGTCAAAACGTCCCGTTAGCCGCGATAAGGCAAAGGTGAAGAGATGATCCGCGAAGAAGACAAGCCTGCATGGCGTAATTTTTGGTTAAAGGTCGTTCCGTTTTTGGTTGCTGTTCTCGCAGTTAGCTATCCGTGCTGGGGTGGCAAATGAGCAAACAAGGCATTCGTTAACTGATTTACTGCCTGCTGATCTGCGGCGTTATCTGGGCGGCAGTGGTTATCAAAATTCTGCACGTTACGGGGGTGTTCAATGGCTAACTCAATTCCTAACAACGGACGCGCCGTGATGATGCGCAATCGCCGCACCGGCGCCGCCTGGCTGGTCAGCTTCGACTATCGCGACGGCAGTTACTGGCATGAGCCGCAGGGAAATCTGCGCCACATCCGCCGGCCATACGCTTCGCGCAGTATCGAACCGAACCTGGTTCCAGCCGGGACGCATTAACCGCGCATATCAGCGCACGAATTTAACTGAGCTATCAGGCAGCCAATACGGTGCCGGGATTATTACAACCAAATTTCAGGAGCGAGCTATGAACGCATACCGCGCATACGACGCTATCGAAGAACGGAAATGGGCTGAACAGTCGCTCACCGAAGAGAAGCAAAAGTGGATTGAAGATCGGGCGCAGGAAATTATCGACGCCCTGCCGAAAGAGCCGTCAGGCCTTTTCCGTTTCTCTGTGCCGATGGAGAAAAGCCCATACGAAGGCCTCCGCAGCGATGCAGCTGGCGAGGCATATAACGATCTCATCTCGGCAGTAGCTTACGCCCAGGCGGAATACGACTGGGATCACCGCACCGGCTGCCCGTTTTAACTTTGAGGGGAATTCTATGAGCACAGCACTTTCTACAATGGCCGGGAAGCTTGCCTCCCGCCTCGGCATGGATGCCGGAACTGACCTGATGAACACTCTGAAAAATACAGCATTTAAGGGTGGGAATGTCACTGATGAGCAGTTCACGGCACTGCTGATCGTCGCCAACCAGTACGGACTAAATCCGTGGACGAAGGAGATTTATGCATTCCCGGATAAAGGCGGAATTGTTCCAGTGGTCGGCGTTGACGGCTGGGCTCGAATCATCAACGAACATCCTCAGTTTGATGGAATGGAGTTTGCCTACGACAAGGAAGAAGGCGCGTGTACCTGCAAGATATACCGGAAAGACCGGACACACCCGACCATCGTTACTGAGTACATGGGAGAGTGCAAACGCAACACTCAGCCATGGCAGTCCCACCCTACCCGTATGCTTCGTCACAAGACGCTGATCCAGTGTGCGCGTCTCGCATTTGGGTTTGCTGGCATCTTCGATCAGGACGAAGCCGAGCGTGTCATTGAAGGGAGTACGGCAGAGGTTCATGTAGGGCATGAGTCGGATGGTCGTCGCCCGGAACTGATCGCAAAAGGCGAGTCTGCCGCACGCCTTGGAACTGTTAAGTACCAGGAATTCTGGGTTGCGTTAAGCGCAGAAGAGAAACAGGTTATCGGCGCGGTTGAGAAGCGTCGCATGTATGACATGAGCCTTGCAGTCGACAACGCAGAACCTGTCGATGCCGCAGCGCCGGAGGATAAATGATGGAACAACGCACCCCAGAATGGTTTGCCGCTCGCTGCGGAAAAGTCACAGCCAGCCGCCTTGCTGACGTCATGGCCAGAACCAAGTCTGGCTATGCAGCAAGCCGACAGAACTACATGGCCGAGCTGATTTGCCAGCGCCTCACCGGGAAGCTTGAAGAAGGTTTCTCCAACGCCGCAATGATACGCGGAACAGAACTCGAGCCGGTAGCACGCGAGATGTATGCGCTGAATGAGTTCGATGCCGAAATCACTGAGGTGGGGCTTATCGATCACCCAACTATACCAGGATTCGCAGCAAGTCCTGATGGGCTTGTTAATGGTGATGGGCTTATCGAAATTAAGTGCCCCAACACCTGGACTCATCTTGAGACCTTAAAAACTGGCGAGCCAAAACGCCAGTACCTGTTGCAGATGCACGCTCAGATGATGTGCACAGGGCGCAAATGGTGTGATTTCGTTAGTTTCGACGATCGTCTACCGCCAGACCTCGCCTATTTCAAAAAGCGCATTCACTTCGACGAAGCACTGGCAAATGAGATTCAGTCCGAAGTGAAAAAGTTCTTGGAAGAGCTGGAGAAAGAGATTTCCAGCATAAAAAACCACGACCATGCCGCATGAGAAAGGCAGACACGAAACGAGGTGCGCAATGACTGATTTCGGCGGATCGAAAACTCCAAAAAATGAACGTGACTACTGGCAAACGCCGATTGAAATTTTCAACGCGCTCGACCGCGAGTTTGGCTTCTGGCTGGATGCTGCAGCCTCTGAGAGTAACGCGCTATGCGCTCACTATCTCACTGAGCTGGATGACTCGCTGAACAGCGAATGGACGTCATGCGGCGCGATATGGTGTAACCCGCCCTATTCCGATATCGGCCCGTGGGTAGAAAAGGCTGCTATGCAATCCCGGGCGCAGTCTCAGGCCGTAGTGATGTTGCTACCGGCTGACATTTCTACCGGCTGGTTTATTTCAGCCATGCAATCAGCTGATGAACTCAGGCTGATAACGGGTGGCCGTGTTCAGTTTGTTCCTGCATCCGTTACAGGAAAGCGCCAGAGCAACCCAAAAGGCTCGCTCCTGTTTATCTGGCGCCCGTACATCACCCCGCGACACATCATCACGACCGTATCGCTGGCTGAGTTAAAGCGGATCGGAAATCTGGAGGCAGCATGACGCCAGAAGAAAAAGAAAACGCCCTCCGCGCCCAGGCTCGTCGCTGCGCAGAAGAGATAACCAAAGCGATGAGCGCAAAGCCTAAACCGAAATGGAACGCTGTATGCCCCCCCATCCTTCGCAAGCACTACGAGAAGGTAAAGCCGATGGGTGTCAGCCTTGTGAAATTTGTCAGTGTTATTGGCCGCATGAATGGGCGGTATGGAGTGGAATCGTGAAAGAACGCGGAATGATTTTTAACGGGGAGATGGTGCGGGCGCTGCTGAGTGGCCGGAAGACGCAGACGCGCAGGATTATAAAGGACTGCACGGTCGGAAGAGACCAAATTTCAAAATTCATTCAGATCGAGAAGAAGTTTATCGGCTGCTACCCGGAAGATGTACCTGAACTGATCAGGGAATGCTGCCCATACGGAATACCAGGCGATCGCATCTGGGTGCGGGAGGCCTTTCGGGTGCATAGCCGGGCTACAGACGTCGCCACCCTGGTATACAAAGCCAGCGAGCGAAATTCATGGACTGAGCAAACCCACCGTGTACCCGTAGCTGTCTGCAATAAGCCGGCAACGCCTGAGAAATGGACTCCTTCGCTGCACATGCCACGCTGGGCCAGCCGCATTCTGCTGGAAATCACCGACGTGCGGGTTGAGCGGCTAAACGCTATCAACGAGCATGATGCTCAGGCAGAAGGTGTGGCGAAGCTACGAGGGGGCTTCTGGAAGCACTATCAGCCAGGCTGGACTCAACATCAACTGAGCGCCCGCGGCTCATTCGTAACCCTTTGGAAATCAATCTACGGCGACGAATCATGGAATTCCAATCCATGGGTTTGGGTTATTAAGTTCAAACGAATTGAGGAGCTGACAGCATGAGTCTTAAACATCGATTACCTGAGCTGGAAGCCAGCATCGACCCGGCAGCATTGCGTGCAGCCGCCGACGAATATTCGGATCTGCTTCTGACTTTGTGCTTATGCATGAAGATGGCCGGCCCCACCCGGGCGAACGTGTGCGCCTGCGCCAGCGAGCTTAAAAAACGCCTGACAACCTGGCACAGCCATAAAGAGCTCAATGCAATTCTGTCCAGTTGGGATCCCGTTGGCTATGTTCTCGGCCTCCGCCGTGAAGCGAACGACAACGCGCGCGCAGCTGGCGATCCGGTTGATGTCTTTGTGTGAGGTGAATATGCGACTGATTAACCGAAGCAAACAATCACCGCTGGGCCGCCAGGCGTGCGATGCGGCACTGGCAAAACACGTTGAGCTTTATGGAGCCTACGGGCGACAGAAAACGAAAAGAACTTATACGGTGGTGGTTCAAGGCTCAAAGATCACTGTAGAAGTTGTTAACAGAAAAAGTAGCTATGTGGCCACAGCCATGAGCTGCGCGCGCCGGCTACACCATCTGCCTGGACAATGTAACTAAGGGGTTTCTATGACTAATACATCTCATAAATCAGATGAAATTTTGATAACCGATGACGTTCTGTCCAGATACAAAATATCGCGCAGCACACTCTATTTCTGGAGCACCCCATCCCGGATGCCCTCTTACTTTGCTCAACCATTCCCGCAGCCTAAAATAAATGGCAGCCCTAAAAGGTGGAGACTTTCAGACTTGTTGGCCTGGGAAGATAACGTGGGGATTAAACCAGAGGCTGACCAACCAGCTTCTCAAGGTGATCCTGCCAAACAGCAAGCCAGTGACGCTGATCATCCAGATAATCATGCAGGTTATAACGTGCCATGACACCTGCCATATGATGGCCAAGCAGTTTTTCCACAACATGTGGCGGCGCACCTAATTCAGAAAGGCGTGTCGCCACTGTTCGCCTGAGGTCATGGAGAGACCAGGGTTTCATGCCTGTTTTAGCTATAATCTGAGCAGAAAACAGAGCGACGTTTGGTTGTAGTGGCGGTCTGTCATCTTCTGGCCCCCTGTAGCGTGACAGTGTCACAACGTGTTTTGAAACTGACGTTTCCTTCTCTGCTAACATCATTCTTACTACTGCCTCGGGAAGTGCCCTTCTGACCGATTTCCCGGTTTTATAATCACTTGCCGGAATGGTCCACGTTTGCTCATGGAAATCGAACCACTCCCATCTTGCTGTCCTGATCTCTGTACTCCTGCAGCCAGTCATGATGAGAAACTTCATTATCAGCTGTTGTCTGTACTTCAATTCAGGAAGGATATTCCAAACTGTTTTGATTTCCTCATCACTCAATCTGCGATCTTTAACGGATGCTGTGAGACCTACGTCAGAGCGCCTAAGGCTCTCAATTGGGTTCACATTAATGACCCCTCGATTGGAGCAAAAACGGAACGTACGCTGCATCAGCCCAAGCATCTGACCAGTGACAACTCTTCGCCCCATGCCATCAAAAAGGTTAAGCCAGTGCGCTTTAGTGGTCTGATCAACAATCATGTTCCCCAGCACAGGCGCTATATGGTTATTGAAGTCCCGTCGGTTAACCTTGATTTTCACAAGACCTTCGGGGATGCAGTAATACTTTTCCCAGTAATCGAAAGCCTCTTTAACGGTGAGCGCTTCGACTTTTTTCTGTTTCTCCAGAACTGTTTGCCGTCTCGGATCGAGTCCTTCTGTCAACCAGGCCCTGAACTGCTGTCTACGTTCGCGAGCTTGAGATAAGGAGGTGGTGGGATAATCGCCAATCGTTAGCTGAGCGGCTTTCCCGTTCCATCTGTAGCGGTAAAAGAATGTTATACTGCCGGAAGTAGACAACCGGACATTCAGACCATGGGCGTCCGATATGACCTCGATCTGGTCTCTCTTTTTGCCAAGAGCTTTTCTTAATTTTGTGTCGGTAAGCAA